GAGATTATGAACCACGAATTAATAAATTTGATGTATCAGTAGAAGACACCGATTATAATAGTAATGATTATAAAATAACTATAATATATGAAACATCATATGATGTTTCGGAACAAACTGTTTTTTATATAGAGAGATTACGCTAAAATGCCAATTATACAACGATCAATCAACGTTTCAGAATTAGATTTTGATAAAATAAAATCAAATCTAATTACATACTTTAAACGCGATGACTCACCATTTAAAGATTGGAATTTTGAAGGATCGGGTCTTAATACAATATTAGATGTATTAGCTTACAATACTCATTTTAACTCAATGCTTGCGCATATGAGTATTAATGAAACTTTCTTGGACACTGCGCAATTGCGTTCTAGCGTAGTTTCAAATGCACGACTATTAGGATATGTACCTAATAGTTTTACTGCGCCAAAAGCAGTAGTTGATGTTGCATTTAGCCCCAAAGTTGGTTCAGTGCAAAAAAAATTCCTAATACTTCCAAAAGGCACACAATTTTCTAGTGTATTAGATGGAGTAACTCATATTTTTAGTACCGTTGAATCTTTTCAATTATACTATGATGAAACAAAAAATAGATATATTGGAACAATACACATATATCAAGGTGTGTATCGTTATGAAAAATTTCAAGTTAATTCTGCATTACAATATCCATCATATATAATTGATAATTCAAATGTTGACATTTCTAAAATTTCTGTAAAGGTCTATGCAAATGGTGACGCTAATAATTATACCGTCTATAATAGATTTGAATCATTTGATTTAGCCAGTGCTGAGAGTGCACTATATTTTATACAAGAAAATTCATTAGGAAAATATGAAATAAGTTTTGGTGATGGACGATTTGGCAAAAGACCAAATAATTTAAGTATAATAGAAATTGAATATTTTGTCACAAATGGTCCATCTGCTAATGGATGCAATATTTTTAACTATGTTGGAAATATTGGTGTAAATGACATATCAGAAAATACTTCAGCGTCTCCACTAATAACATTATTTGTAGATGAAGTTGGTAAAAAATATGCTGCTGACGGTGGAACGACAAAGGAATCATTAGACAGCATACGTTTTAATGCTCCACTTACATATGTTGCTCAAAATCGTGCAGTTACGATAAATGACTATACAACTATTATTAAAAATGAATTTCCTCGCGCTGAAACTATTTCTGTTTGGGGTGGAGAAAATAATATACCAGTAAGTTATGGAAAGGTGTTTATATCAGTTAAACCTAAAGATGGCAACTATATAACTGAAGAAGATCGCACATTTTTATATTCAGTATTACAACCTCGATCTATTTTAACAGTCCAACCAGTAATAGTTGATCCAAATTACATTAAACTTTCAATTGATGTATTGTTAAAATATAATAGAAATATTACAAATTTGAGTAGAGCTGAGCTTGAGGAAAAAATAAAATCCTATGTAATTGCCTATAGTGATTCGTCTTTAGAATCATTTGAAAAAGTATTTACATATTCAACTCTACTATCCAATGTAATTATACAAGATCCTTCTATTGTAAGCGGGCATCTTAGAGTATATTTAACACAAACATTTACAAATAACCCAAACAAATTAGAGTCTCGTACCATAGATTTTGGTGCGCCACTAGATGTTGATGATAATCGTACAATAGTATATTCGAGTGGCTATTCGTATAATGGAAATATAGTATTTATTGGTGATGTTGCCGATCCAACAAATTCAAAGCGTCGTATATTATACACGTATTATAATACAACTGATGGTAAAGAAATAAAAATTAATTCAAATGTTGGTTATATTGATTTAACTACTGGTATTGCAGTAATAGATACATTACCTACTGCATCAACACTCGATATGACTATTGAAGTTATACCACTTTCAAATGATATTGTTCCTGAAAGAAATCAAATTATACAAATTGATACAAATAGACTGTTTGTGACTGCCGACGTTGATGTCATTGCGACTGGTGGTATGGCAAATGCATCCTCTTATGTTCCATTTAAACGAGAACGCTAATTATTATGATTTTAAGTGTCGCTAATTCTAGGCCGCGAAACATGCAAAGCATTCAGGTAAAAGAACTTTTGCCTGAACCAAATGCAAATGATTTAAATGCAGATTCGCTTGTTAAGTTTCTTGAAGACTATTATGACTATATGAATTTAGATGGAAATCCATCTAGAGAAATTGCTGCAATTAGACAAAATAAAGATATTGATTATGCAACTGAAAAATATCTAGATGAAATTGAATTATTAATTGCAAAATATATTCCGCAATCGCTATTAATTGATAGAGAACGACTGCTAAAAATAATTAGTAATTATTATAAACTTCGCGGAACAGAAGAAGGCACAAAATTATTTTTTAAATTATTTTATGGAGAAGACATTGATATCTATTATCCAAAAGATAATGTTTTAGGTGCATCAGACGGAGAAGGAAAGTATGTAAATTTTTCGTTAAAAACAATTACATTAGATGATGGCACAACACTAGACATCAAAAAATTTATTGAATTAAATGATAACACTGATAAACGAGTGTATGGTCAATATGAGTATAATGATGATTTAAAATTATATGAAAATATAGGAAAAATTGTTCCTATTGAGTATACAACTACAAAAATAGGAAATACTTTACGGGGGTCAACTACAAACACATATTTAGGCAATAATACTATAATAAGTGGAAATGGGTCCGTACTTGCTATAGCAGATAGAAAGGGAAATGTTAGAACATACAAATACACTTCTTTAACTTCAACTTGGACTCAAATAGGATCAACACTAACTGGTCAAGCCGCAACATCTCGCGCAATTTCATTTGTTGACGCGTCTGATACAGTTACATTAAATGCTCATGGCCTTAATAATGGCGATGAAATTTCGTTTACAGATGTAGTAAATACTACTGGCGTAGTTGCAGAACAAATATATTATGTCGCAAATAAAACAACAAATAATTTTAAAATAACACACACTCCTGGTGCAACGCCAATTACATTTAGCACGAGTGGGACAGCAACAGCAAATTTAATAGTATATAAAAAGTTTGGTCATGCTATGACATTTGACTACACCGGAACAAAACTATTAGTTAGTGAACCGGGTTTTAGTTCAGGATCATACAGCGGTAGGGTTTTATTATATGAATATAATACGACAACATCAAGTTGGGCATTAGCTAAAAAGGGAAATAACGCCACTGACAAAACAGTTGATCTTGTGTTTTATGGAAACTCTTCATTTGGAGATGACATTGCCATATTTGGACATGCAATTGCATTTAATAAAAATGGTGATTCAATTGCAATTAGTTCTACTAATCATACTGGTGGAACTAATTTAGACTATGTCACAACTTACAAATATAAAGACAATCCACTTGTATGGAGACCAATATCATTTGTTGACTCTACAAACAAAATTACATTAAGCTCTCATGGTTTTGAAAATGGAGACAGAGTATCATTTAAAGATATAGTAGACACATCTGGAGTTGTCCCTGAACAAATTTATTTTGTAATTAATAAAACTACAAATGATTTTCAAATTGCACTAAAAGCTGGAGGAACAGCAATTGATTTTGTTACAAATGGTACAGGCAATCTATATTCGCATAAGCAAAGTTGGCAACCGCATGGAATATTTCCATTAGAAGAAAATGAATTGCGGTCCGTTACATTTACTGATGCTGGCGATATTGTCACGTTAAATAATCACGGATTTAATAATGGTGACGAAGTTATTTTTAATATAATTAGAGATGTTGATGGAGTAAACGCCAAACAAATATATTATGTTGTTAACAAAACAACACATACATTTAAAATTTCAACTAGTGTTGGCGGGTCTGCATTAACATTTAAAAATAATGGAACTGGTACACTATTACCAAATAATACTGGAAAAGGTAAAATATTAAATTTAATAAATGGAGAAAATTTTGGTTGGGCATTAGCATTTAATAATACCGGAAATCGACTTGCAATTGGCACTCCAGGAGCATCACTTGGTAAAATAGGTAAATGCGGAAAAATAGATGTCTATGACTATGATAACGATTTTAGTCAACAATGGAAATTAGCCGACAACACTTCTTTGTATGGCACAAAATTTGCAGGTGAAAGATATGGATACAGTCTTGCTTTAAGTGGAGATGGTAATGTTGTAGTTGGCGGTGCACCATACAGGGCCGGAACCCGAACATCTTCTCAAATAAATGTTGGTTGTGTAGTTTCTCATATTTGGAAAGGGCAATACTGGAATGCATATGGAAAAATGCCACTGTATGGCAGTTATGTCGAAAGTTTATTTGGTTATAAAGTTTCATTAAATGATGATGGAACACGTTTAGCGCTAAGCGCTCCAGGCAGAGAAATTTCGTTTGGCGATGCAGACATAGACACATACAGCTATATTCACATATATGAATTTAGTACGTCTCGTGATATGTGGATTCAAACATGGGACACTCTTGAAAATAAAACATACGACTTGTATCAAGGATACAGTCTTTGCTTTGATTTAACCGGAAATAAACTCATTTATGGCATACCATATGATATTGACGAAACTAAAGCAATTCGTTCTACTACAACATTTAACCGAACAGCTACAGTTAATAATAAACCATCATACACAAATGGATCTCAAACTATATCTTATGATGGCACGCGATGGAAATGGATAAATGGTGGATCATCACAATCCGCAAATCTTGGAAATGAACCATACCCATGGCTAGCAACATGGCCATCTGGAACAACTGCAATTAAAAGTTTTAATGCTGCTGGATCTGTGCATGTCTATAATATTAATGCATTAAATAATTCATTTTCTTCTGACCGCACAACTCGTATCGGAAAAATTAGAAAAAATATAGATGGGGTTCAACGCGATGTTTGGACAGTATATGATATTTTTAATGAAAGTCTTGTGAGTGGCTATAGATATTCATATATTACTACTCCATCGGGTGGAGTAAATTTTGATTATGCATACAGTACACTAGAATATATTGATATTGCTGATAGCGATAACTATGAGGCATCTACTACAGAACCAGTAATTACTGTTTATTATGAAGCAGAACAACCAACATTGTCTGGAACATATTCTAAAATAGGAAACACCGTTACAATAACATGCGCAAATCATAATTATACCGTTGGATCACAACTATATTTAAATTTTTCTGGCGCATTAAACGCTTCTGATGGCGTTTTTACTGTTGTTGCAGTGTCAACAGCACTATATGAAAATGATACATTTATTATAGTTGATACTTCTACATTTGAAAATACACCTATAACTGGATCTGTAACATTTTTAGCGCAAACACCAACACACCCATATGAGGTTCAAACTTGGTTTCCAAATACGACAGGAGATTTTAATTATATTGACGAAGTACAAGTTATAGCTACTCCAGACGATATTAGATGGGTAGCTTCTAAGCGTAAAGGATTTTTGTCTGATGATTATCGTCTTCAAGACAGTTATTATTGGCAAACGCATAGTTATGAAATAAAAACACAACTACAAGCAATAGACTGGAGAGATGAATATATTGGTTTTTGTCATCCTTCTGGTTATGAATTATTTTCTTTATTAGAGGTTATAGATTTTGCAGAAAACGATTGGATTCAGCATATACAATATATCTATGGTAACTTTGACTATATTCCTCCAAGAATTCGTGATTTAATTAAAAATCCAGCAAAATTACCAGAAGGATTAGTTGATGTTATAAGTGGTCGTGGTCAACACACACCACGTTCTCAGTATGGTCGTGGCATTGATAGAAATATTATACTTCTCATCTTTGTAAAAATGCTTGATGACCTTGGGAAAACATTTACTTTACGCGATGATGCGGGAGAAATAGTGTATACACGAAACATGGTACGCATGTTGTATGTATATCTTAATATTCAAGTAAATTCAAAATATATAAGAGGAAAAGATGCAGACTATCTTAAATTTTTAGGCGATGACATTGATGAGTCTGATGATGTTGAATATAAAAGTTCTGGGGCTGCACGAGTGTATTCATATAATTCTACATCAAAAACATGGATACAGCGCGGTCAAGATTTAATTGGTTCTACAACTGATGATTATTTTGGTTATTGCGTAGCAACCAATGATGCTGGAACACGAATTGCGGTCTCATCGCCATACAATGATTATACAACAGGCAACACTGCAATTGATATTGGTCGTGTAACTGTGTATGACTATAATTCTACTACACAAAAATGGTCACAACTTGGAAATCCAATAATTGGCGAAGCACTAAATGATTATAGTGGAACTAGTATAGCATTTAACTCTGTTGGTGATCGTTTAATAATTGGTGCGCCGTCAAATGGTAGTGGCGATACAGGTCATGTAAGAATCTATGAATATTCAAATGAATTATGGTCACAACTTGGAAATGATATTGATGGAACAGTTGCTGGCGATAAATCTGGAACAGCAACATCAATAAATTCTTCTGGCTCACGAATTGCAGTTGGCGTTCCATATTTTAGTGGTGGCGGATTAATTGATAATGGTTCAACCCGCATTTATGACTATAATGTTGGCACATCTACATGGACATTAGTTGGATCTGAAATACTCGGTGAAGCTTCTTATGACCATGCTGGAACTAGTATAGCATTAAATGATGCTGGAAATCGAATAATAATTGGCGCGCCGTCAAATGGTAATGGCGACGCTGGTCATGTTCGAATTTATGAATATATTTCAGGCACATGGACAAAACTTGGAAATGATATTGATGGAACAGTTGCTGGCGATAAATCTGGCTCAGCTGTATCAATAAATTCTTCTGGCTCACGAGTTGCAGTTGGTATACCATATTCAGATTTTATTGGTGCACCGAGTAATAGAGTAGATCGTGGCCTTGTTCGTGTATATGACTATATTTCTGGCGCATGGACACAAGTTGGACAAGACATTGATGGCGAACTTTCTGATGGAAATGGTGGATGGAGTATTTCAATGAATGCATCCGGTTCTCGGGTGGCGTTTGGAGCTCCTAATCACGTCGCAGGACATTCTAAAGTATATGAATATAACACAATTGATTCTCGATGGTTTCAATTGGGAAATGATATATATGGCAGTGTATATCCTTATAAAAATGGATATTCAGTGTCTTTAAATGCGAGTGGAGATATTATTGTAGTAGGAGAGAGTGGAAGCAATGGTCATGTAAATATATCAGACGGTCAAAGTTTATGTAATGGTCTCTTAAATCTTACACCAGATGAATATTTTAGACTTACAACAAGTCAATCAATGTCTAAAATATTAAATTTTCCAACAAATATAACACAGACACTTAGAAGTTTGTATGTGTCATCTTCAACGCCGACGAATGTTGTTTCTGAAGGTGGTTCATTAACTTTTACAATAAATACTATTGGTGTTAGAGATACAACTGCTCTATATTATACAACTACTTCTCAGGCAGATATAAACAATCCTACAGGATCATTTGTTATAACATCTAACTCTGGATCATTCACATTACAAATTAAGTCTGATGGAATAACTGAAGCTTCAGAAAAATTTGCTGTAGCAATAAGAACTGGAAGTATAACTGGACCAATTATTGGTTATACACATAGCATAACAATCCAATAAATATTAAAAAAAATATATAAATAATACCATGGCAGCAATCATTACTGAAACATTTAGAAGAAAAATGCGTGATCTACTTGACTCAGACATGCAAACTACTCCTTATTATATAGGAATTGGCAAATCTAATCCGTGGGAGCCAAATTCTAGCGGATCTATAGAGAGTTCAACTACATTTAGCGTACCAATTCCAAAGGGGACTCCGGCAGATGATCTTGAAGTATTACACAATCTTACATCTCTAATTAAAATTAAACCAGGTGATATTAGTGCTGCAATACCACGGGTTGCATGGAAATCTGGAAACAAATATAAAGCATACAACCCGTATGATGAAACATGTTTTTATAGTGATTCTGACGAAGCGCTGCCATGCTATGTAATAAACGAATCTGCTACAAATAAGCCAATTTATTTGTGCATAAGAGCTGGTAAAGATGTCAATGGAAACCTCGCGCCAAGTACTGTGGCACCAACTCTTAGCACATATGGTGCGCAAACCAATACTGCTGATGGATATACGTGGGCGTATATTCAAGACTATATAAATCTTGATGAAACCGTTAATAGCAGTAGTTTTACACAAATTCATAAACAAAATTTAGTTCAGCGTGGTGCTGAACCGAGCACAATAACTCTGTGTAGAAATAATTTTGGTGGTAAAATTTACGGATTTACAATAGTTAATGGAGGAAGTGGATATAGTATAACCAGTCCGCCATCATTGTTTATTAGTATTCGCCGTCGTAATTCAACAAATACTGCTGATGAAACTGTGTATACATTAGCTAGTAATTTTCAATTAATACCAACAGTTACAAATGTAACCGTAAATGGTGTAACTACAAATGGTGTTATTACGGATTTAACTTTTGGCAGTCAGCAAACTATAGCAACACTATTATCCGATTCTAATAATAGCCGTATTATTAGCGCGAGTATTCAAATTGTTAATGGTGGTGGAAGTGGCGCATTAATTGTTCCGCATATTTCTCCATATGATGGATTTGGTTATCAACCGAGCAAAGATTTTCCTGGATGGTATATGGGTCTATACTCAAAATTAGAAGATAATACTGATGATACTTTCTTTACTCCATATCGTCAAATTTCAGTTGTTAGAAACCCAAGTTGGGACAGCATTTTAGGACAATCTCCTCCAAATACATTAAGAGCTCTTCGTTATTTTGTCATAGATCAAGATATAAACAGTCTGCCTGCTGATATTTCAGGTTTACCAATTAGACTTGTGCAATCTGGTTTATCCGTACCAAATCCAATAATTGGTTATGCCGATTTAGTATCAATTGATTTAGACTCTAACGAAAAACGTTTATATTTTCATCAATGTTATTCCAGTGGGTTTGGATATATACCATCAACTGGTTATATACTTGTTGGTAATGTTACAGAACAACTTGAGTATGAATTGAATTCTGGCGAATATACTCATAGCACTGGAGAAGTTGTGTTTACAGAAAATCGTAAACCTATTGTTCGAACACCACAGCAAGCTGAAGAACTTAAAATTATTATTCAACTATAAATTATAATATAATGCCAATTACGACATACAACACTGATTATTATGATGATTACACTCTAAATCGAGTAAGTGATAAAAATTATCTAAAAATTCTTTTTAAACCTGGTTATAGCGTACAGGTAAGAGAATTAAACCAATTGCAAAGTATGTTGCAAGACCAAATTAATCGTTTGGGCAGTAGCATATACAGTGAAGATCGTGCAGTATTGGGTTGTAAGGTTAACTTTGTTCCTATTGTAGACAGCATAGATTTTACATTAACACTAGATGAAAATTTGCCTAAAACTACAATATTAGAAAATATAACTTCTATAAAAAGCAATAATTTAATTGCAAAAGTACTTGGCTATAAGGATATTGAAGAAGAAACAGGTGAGCCTGAAAAAGTAAGATTTTATGTAAAATATTTAAACACTGGTGATAATGATCTCACGCGATTTGAATATAATATTACAACAAGTTTTGAATTTGAAATAAATGTTGAAAAAGCACCAGAATTGGCTGGCTATTCTGTAACCGGCATATTAACTGATGATAGCGTAAATGGTTATGCGTCAATAATATCAACTGATTCTGGTATATTTTATGTAAATGGTTCATTTGTTGCGCTTCCACTTCAAAATTTATTTGTTGATCACTCAGCAGAATCTGAAGTTTTAACAGGCGTTATTTCATATCGAGTGTATGAAAATATAATTTCTTATACTGAAGATGAAACTTTAGTAGACAACAGTGCTGGTAGTTTAAACTATACTGCTCCTGGCGCAGATCGCTATCAAATTGATTTACAATTAAATTGGATTACTACAACAGATTGGAATAATCGTGATAATACAATTCAATATGTAAAAATTGGAGAAGTACAAAATTCAAGACTATCAGAATCAATTAATCCAAATAGTCCAGAATATTTGTATACCCAAATTGATAAAACACTTGCGTTGCGAACACAAGAGGAATCTGGTAACTATACAGTAAATCCATTTCCAATTAAAGTCACTGATTTGTATAATGGTCAAAAATTGCCAGGTCGTTTAATGACTGCAGGCAATCGTTATCGTATTGAAAATCTTGGGACTGGATCAAACACTGCACAATGGTTAGCTGCAGGAGTACCAAATGCAGCATTGGTAAAAGTTGGCACAGAATTTATAGCTACAAGTGCTCTATCATCTGCAGTAATTGGTGCAGTTGTTACTGAAGTTGCTCATATAAAGGGTCTGTACACATATGACGATCTAGATTTAATACCTGGTTATGAAATTTATTATGGCACAGGTTCAACTGATGCAGACAAATTAACTGCTATCAACAAAGCAAAGGGATCATTTGTAACTACACTAGAGCCAAGTGCTGGATATGTAGATGGATATCGCGTTCATTTGCATTCATCATATAATATTGAAACGCCAAAATCACGAACACGTGAAACAGTTCCGCTGTCATTAAATTTAAGTTCCGGTAATTATTTTATTGGTACAATGTATGGGTCTGCTCTACCGCCAATTAGTACCCTGTCTAGAATATATGAATTACGAGATGCTATTAACGGCGGAGGAAGTGTAATAGGCTCGTGTTATGTTAAATCATTTGAAGCTTTGCCAGGAAATAATTTTCAATTGTATGTTTATAATATACAATTGAATAGTGGTAAAACAACTGCTAATATACAAAGTATTAAAGTTGGAGACTTTACATTTAATATTGATACTACCGTTGGTTTAAGTGAAATATCAAATAATACTTTAATATATGCACTGCCATATGAAGAATGTGATCCTACTACTGGCGTAACAGGAGCAACAGTTGGCGCATATCGATATTATAATGGCACAACATCTGGAACGACTCTTTCTATTTCTGTAGGCAGTGAATTAAATGAAACATTTGACGATGCAGCATCATTTATTGTTTATGTGAATGGAAGTAGAATCACTACACCAATTACGCTTTCGTCTGATGGAAAAAGTGCTACAATTACAGGTTTAACTAGTGGACAGGCATATTCAGTAATAGCAGCAGTTGAAACAAACACCCCAGCTGCTAGAAAAATATTAACTACTACAACTGCAAATTTAGATTTTTCTAACGCCGTTAATAATATATTTACTTTACCAATAACTGATATCGTTGAAATAATATCAGTTATTAACACGCGTTCTGGTGTAAATTATGACGTTACAACAATGTTTACAATTTCAGACACTGGACGTCGTGATACTCATTATACCAATAGTAAAATTCAATATACTGGTACTGGTGAATTAAGTGGTACATTTGCGATTACATACAGATATTTTAGTAGAAGTGGAGGAGGAGCATTACGATATTTTTCTCCAAATTCATATTCTGGCGTCGCTCGTCAATATATACCAACTGTTAATAACATAAGTTTACGCGACACTTTAGATTTTAGACCAGATTTATTAAATGGCGTAACGGTGTCTAATAGATTATTACCAAATCCAAATTCAACATTTAGAGCGAGTGCTAGATATTATCTTCCTAGAATTGATAAGGTTGTAGTAAATTCAAATAATGCATTTAGTGTAATTAACGGCATACCTGGATTACAACCTGTAGAACCGCCGACACCTGCAAATGCTATGTGTCTGTATATATTAGATGTTCCAGCATACACAGCTGATCCAAGTAAAATTAATGTTACTTATGTAGACAATCGCAGATATACAATGCGTGATATTGCTAATCTAGACAAGCGAATTGGTAATCTAGAATATTATACATCATTATCTCTATTAGAAAGATCTGCATCAGAAAAATCTATATATGATGTTGATGATAATGAAAGAGAAAAAAATGGAATTATTGTTGATAGTTTCTTAAATCATAGTATGGGAGACTCGTCTTCTAAAGAATATCAATGCAGTACTGATAAAGTTAATGGCATATTGCGCCCTAGATTTCGTACTCACATGTTTGATCTCGAGTATAGTGGAAACGCTAATAGCAGCAATATAAAAGTCCATAAAGACATAATAACATTGAACTATACAGAAGAAACTCTATTTGAACAACTTGTTGCAATTGATGATATAAGTGTTCAACCATATGTTTATGCTCAGACTGTTGGAACAATAGAATTATTTCCATCAAGTGATAACTGGAAAGACACTGAAACACTACCAGACAGAATTGTTAAGGATGATAGCGCATTTGTTGCAGCACAAGAGTTAACCGAAGCAATGCCAGATTTGCTTGGTTATGATTGGGGTGATTGGAAAGTTACATCAAGTACATCTAAAACATTAAGTTCAACTACTACTAAACGAGCTGAAAAAAGTTCACAAGGTGTAAGAGATAAAACTGTATCTGAAGTTCAAACTACATCAAATCTTCAGCGTACTGGAACATTTACTACCCTTGGAAGTACTACAGTAGATAAAAGTTTGGGTGAGTATGTCGTAGACATTAATATTATACCGTTTATGAGAGGACGTCGTGTCTATTTTAGAGGACACTCGTTTAAACCAAATACAAAATTGTATGCATATTTTGATGGCATTAATGTAAATGCCTATGTAGCTCCAATAACAAATGAAACAGCCTGGACATCAGGTGTATTTCCAAATGGAGTTCCTTCACCACCATTTATTGTAAATAATATTACACCAGATAAATTTCCAACTCCAAATTCCACATTACTTGCTCAAGGATTTCAAACATTTGGAACTCAACTTCAATCAAATGATGAAGGCGAAGTTTGGGGGCAATTTATAGTGCCAAATAATGAATATTTAAGATTTAGAACAGGTGAAAAAGAATTTAAGCTCACTGCTTCTGAAAGAAATACTGAGAGTGCAGTAACATATGGAATGAGTGCATATTCTGCAAGTGGATTATTGCAGACAAAACAAGAAACTATACTGTCAGTCACTACTCCCGAATTTACAGTTACACCAGTAACAGAAAACAGAACAACTACTACAACAAATACTGTTACTACATTTGGTAATTGGTATGATCCACTTGCGCAGTCATTTATAATTGACTCTCGCACATACAAAGAAGGATTATTCTTGACATCAATTGATTTGTATTTCTCAAATAAAAGTACATACGCGCCAGTTAGTATCTATGTTGTGCCAACTGAAAATGGATATCCAACACAAAAAATTGTACCATATTCAAGAGTATCAGTCCCAGCCTCTAGGGTCAATGTTAGTTCAAACGCATCAGCCGCTACAACATTTACATTTAAAAATCCAGTATATCTACAAGCTGATGGTGAATATGCATTTGTCATTGAGTCTCCGGACCCAGAATATCGTAATTGGATAGCAGAACTTGGTCCAAATAAACGAGACGTTACGACTGGTTTGCAATACACAAAACAAGAATATCTTGGTGTATTTTTTACAAGTTCTAATGCTGCTACATGGACTGCACACCAAACTAAAGATTTAAAATTTACTATTCGAAGAGCAAAATTTACAACTTCTGCTGGCATTACTAAATTTAATGGAGTCATTCCAACGTCAATTGATAAAGTTACTATTACAAATGGCGGTTCAAAATATACCTCAGCACCGCTTGTAACTATAGCTGCTCCACCGACATCTAATATACCATTTGCTTCTCGTCAAGCAACTGCAACTGCACAAATTGATACTGTGACTGGCAAAGTTACAAAAATAGTGTTTACTGATCGCGGGGCAGGATATATATCAACACCAAGTATAACTATAGCTCCTCCACCGACTGGATCTGGTGGAACTACTGCTACAGCATCAGTGGCACTCTATACTAGAAGTTTTTCATTGATCAATTGTGCTCAAAATGCATTAACGTTTGATCAAACTACATTAAAAAATGAGTTGGTAATTAATAACCAAACAACGCAACCACTCATTCTTACTACAAATGAAGACACTGTTATACCAACTGGTTTGGTTACTACAAATAATAATATATTTGGCAATGGCGCGCCATGCAGTTTAACTACTACAATTACTACTAAAGATTCATCAATATCACCTGTTATTGATATAACTAGAAACTCATTAATTGCAGTTCAACAAATAATTAATAGTACAACTGATCTATTTACTGGAGGGTCTGATACTGAACTTTTAGCTAAAGGTGGTAAAGCTCTTGCGCGATATATAACACGCCCGGTTACATTAGACTTTGGAGCAGACAGAATTGATATCTATATTGCTGCAAATCGACCATCTGGAACATCTGATATACGAGTGTATATTAGAACATTAACATATGCTGGTGATGACACAAATATATATGATGATGCATGGACGTTATTAACACCAAATAATGCTAAACAAACTATATCAGTAAATTCTGATAATACAAAGTACAATGAAGTTCATTATACATATGATCCAGCATCTCTATTTGGAACATTTCAAATAAAGATGGTTTTAACGTCTAATAATATTGTTGAAATACCAACAGTTAAAGATTTTAGAGCTATAGCAACGGTTTAAATATTATGAGAGCCAAAGTAATTGATAATCCAAAATTTGAGCGTGATTTACACACTGGCGCATTAATAAATATTGATAAGACTGCACAGCAACATGCTATTCGTCGTAGAATGCGTCAAAAAAGAATGCAAGAAGAACGAGTCGCATTTCAAAATGAATTATCAGAATTAAAAGAAACATGTAAATCATTGCAATCTCAAATTGACGACCTTAAAAAATTATTATAAATATCGTATATGCCAATCTCTGATACCGATCAACACACGCCATTTATTAATATTGTTGCTGATGGAGTAACATCAATTGATACATTTAATACTTGGCGTAAAAAAACAAATGGTACTATCAAAGTTATAAATGATGGTTTAATTACGCGATATATAGCAGATAAGGCCATTACGCCACCAAAATTGTCTCAAGGTGGTCCATATTGGGATTTAGATGGAACTTTTAATACAAATGGCAACGATACTCGATTTGGATATGCGAGGGGAGGAAATATAAATGCATACATTGGACACACACGCATTAGTGATGGAGCATCAGCTTTAATTTTTAGAACTGCTGCAAGCAGTGGTGTAGGAACAGACACAGCATCTATTACTCGTGGTAGTGGTTTAAATAGTGAATTAACAATTTATAATAAGAGCGCAGCCATTAGATTAGCTGTTGACACTGCTAATAAAATATCATTTTTAGTTAATTCAATAGAATCTGCAAATATAGATGGCAATGGATTAAACGTTACTAACAGTCTGCGTGCAAAAAATGTATTGTTGAGTGATGCTACTCCGTATTATAGATTAACTTCAACGTCTTCAGGGTCAGCATCGTGGAATATAGAAAGTGGTGCTAGTAAATTATATGTTAGACGTGGAACGCTTGCAGTGTCTAACACAGATATTATTCCACTACAAATATTTAATAATGATACAATAGTTGTTGGCGGCGCATTTAATTATTTACCAAAATCTACAGATGAACTTACTGTAGTTGGAGAGTCATTATTTACATCTACTCTTAGAGCTAATTCTAATATTGTTGCTGGACATGGAATTGGAGCGACTGAAGCAATTGTAGATGTTGGTGCTGGACGAATTGCATCTGGGAATAGTGCAATAAAGCTATATACAGCCTCTTCTATTGGAACAGGTTCTAGTACTGATCCTACATCAACAATTATACGCGATTCTAGTGGTAATTTAACATTTTCAAACTTTGGTGCTGGAAAAACTGTATTTTCACAGGGAGAAAATGGCTCGATTGATTTTAAAATTAACGACACCCTCAGATTAAACATTAATAAAGATGGAAAAGTTACGATTCCTGGTACATTAGAAGTTACGGGTGGATTTGTTAGTACTAATATACCAAGTAGTGATTCTGCAATTCAACTCATAAATGCTGTTGGTGATTATGCACCAAAACAAACATATTTTAAACTAGGCACTAGCATACCTGAAGATTATTATTTAATTGTTGGCGGAAATCGCACTGCCGATGACAGCACAAACATCGTATTGCGCAGTCATAATGGAAATTGGACGCCGACATCAAATACTGCAACGTATAATACTGATGGTCTTCATATATATAAAGCATCTGGACTAAGTGGCCATGCTGGAATTTCAAATTCTGGAACTGGATCAAATTTTACACTTGAAAATAAAGCTACTGGTAATATAATTTTAAGAACTAATAGTACTAATAGACTTGTTGTAAGAGGAGACACTGGAAATATTGGTATTGGCCTAGGTATAAATGATATTCCAAGTTCGCGGTTACATGTTAGCGGCACAGTTACAGCAACTGCGTTTTCTGGACCATTAACTGGAGATGTGACCGGAAAGGCGACAACCTCTGGTACCGCAGACACCAGTATTGTTTTAGAGACTCCAAATATAAAAATAACTGGCGATACTGTATTATCAAATGGTACACTTAAACTAGCACATTCTGGAAAAACTGCAGACACTGCAACTGCAATAGACACAATTATCTATGATGGCCGAAAAGGAATAGTTGCAACGTTTGATGGTTCTGAAAAATCATTAAAGGTGGAAGGGAATCTCACACTTGCTGCAGATAAAAAAATAGTAATACCGCAAATTAGTACTGCAAATCGTAGAGCAGTAATACAAACTGGAGATTGGTATTTTGGTCAAAGTAGTAAAGGGGATTCTGTCGGAGATTTTTATATACACAACGCAGCTGGATCTATAACCACTCCTCGTTTAAGCATTAATTCAACTACTGGACTAATAACTGGACGTATTACTGAAGCTGCAATTGCTGACACTATAAACAGCACACTTCCAATCTCAAAGGGAGGAACTGGAGCAACTACCGCAGCAATGGCGCTGTCTGCTCTTGGAGGTGCGCCGCTTGCAAGTCCAACCTTTACAGGAACCCCAAAAGTTCCAGAGCCTGGCGTAAATAGCAACGACACACAAATTGCAACTACTGCATTTGTAATTTCTAAATTAAGTTCTGAGATACAAGCAGCAAACGCCCCGACAAAAACTGGTGGCGGAGCAGAAGGAACTTGGGGCATTAGTATAAGCGGAACGGCTGCTTCTGCTACAACAGTTGCAAATGGCGCAATTACACCAGCAAAATTAAGTTTACTTGGTCCTACATGGAACTTTGCAAATAAAGTTGGAATTAATATAACTTCTCCAAATTTTCCATTGGCAGTATCTTCTGGTACAACACAAAATAGAAGTGTTTCTATTGGAGAAAATCAAATTCACTTTCAAGACACTGAGGTTGGAGCGTATTGGTCTATATATGGGTCTAGGACAAATAAAAGATATTTTGAAATACAAAGTAGTACTATTCAAACGAATCCTGGAATTGATACTACTACTCAATTTAGAATATTAGAAAATGGTAATATTGGAATTGGCGTGCCAAACCCAACACGTAAACTAGAAGTCGACGGAACTGTAGTCGCGACCTCGTTTATTGGAAACTTGTCTGGAAATGTATCTGGTTCTTCTGGATCGTGCACTGGTAACGCCGCTAGCGCCACATTGGCAACAAAGGCATCAACACTATCTCGTGGAGGTGGCAATGGAACTGCTATGACATTTAATTGGTCTGGAAAAGCTGGACAACCAAAATGGTTATGGGGAGGAGATGATGGTGTTGATCATTATGTATACGACCCATCAAACTTTAATGTCAATTATGCAACTTCTGCTGGGTCAGTAACAAGTGGAGTGTATACAACTGGAGCTCAAACTATTGGAGGAATAAAAACATTTAGTAGTGTTATTCGTCTCTCTGATGCCGGCATTATGTTTAATTCTGATGGTGCACAAGACACAGGTTTTACCTGGGCGTCTGATGGTATAATGAATGTGCGCTGTAATGCTGTAACAGTTGGAACATTTAGAAGCACTGGTTGGAATGGAAATGTTGTAGGCAATGTGACTGGTAATGTTACTGGTAATGTTACTGGCTCATCTGGGTCGTGTACAGGTAACGCTGCTACTGCTAGTTATGCAAACAATTATCCAAATAGATTTTTCTTGCCTACTGGAACAATGTGGACAGTCAATGAATCAGCTTTTGGTGGCAACTCTAGAGCCAACTATATGGTTGGTAACGACGGTTATGTTGACATCCAATTAACAAATTTAGCTGCTGCAGGTTTTCTTTCGAATGGCACAAACTATGCTATTCAAGTTGAAATATTTGGTTGGAACGGGGCTTGGGTAGGTTCAAAAGAAATGTATCCCACCGGAAATGATACTGTGAGGACGCGACTTCTTTCAAATCTAGATACTGGCTATTATGCCGCTGACTATCCTGGGGGGCCTACTTGGTTAATTTATATACGAGATTTACACAGTGGAAAAACAAAAAATCCCATGTCCACGCCACAATTTCTACATGGAAAAAGCAAGCAAAACTCATCCACCTTTTAATTAATACATATTATGCACTTCATAGAAATCAATAACGAAAATGGAGATATTTTATATCGTGGTAGAACTATAACAGAAAATCTTGAAAATTATGTTTTTATAGACATTTTAACTGATTCAGAAATGACTGTTTCGAAAAATGAGGTATATTCTATTAGTAAATTTACATATGAATCATATGATCGGACTTTAAAGATTTTAACTTCTATCAAAAATGATGATAAATTAACACAGTCTGAAAAATCTTATTTATTTAAACTACAAAGCATAATTCAACCATATTATGATTTAAAACTAGTAAAATTATTAAAGTTAAATAATGTTAAAAGCATAAACGAAGTTGAATTTAACACACTATTGGATTCATATAAAAATTTAATCGAAGTTGAGTATAAAAAAGCGATTACCACATTAGAAGAATTAATCTTTGCTGAAACTGATGCGACTATTATTTCAGAAATTAATTCAACTAAAACTGATTTACAAACTAATGTTGAAGAGTTCCTTCAACCACAATGTATGCCTAAAACAGTAGAAAGCATGATGACAAAATGGCCTACATTATTAAACCCTTCTCCGTTTCAAAAATTATTTAATGCCTTTTAATGAATGATAATTCTAAAGATATTTTAATAATAGGTAATTCTTGCGAAATAATAAAAAAAAAATTAGGAAATAAAATAGATCAATTTGGTACTGTAATAAGAATTGGAAAATATAATATTGATGGTTTTGAGGAATATATTGGAAATAAAACTGATATTTTATCAACAATATACTATAATATTAGGGAGAATGATAAGAATAAAAAACTAATTTTGGTAAATCACTATGATTTACATGATAATACTAGAATAATTGTGCCAATTGATATAAATAAAGAAAATATTATCTATACGCATACAAGAAATGATGATATTGAGATAACGAATTTTTTTAAAACTAATTTATCACAAAGTATAGATTTGTGTAATAATAATTTTTCACTTGGGTTTAGAACAATATTTTTGGTATTAAAATTATTTCCACAATCAAAAATTTTTATACACGGGTTTGATTTTTTTAAATCTGGTTATTATTTTAATCCTGATCACAATAGAAATATTGGAAATTGTCATCCATACATATATGAAAATTTATGTGTAAAAAAATTGATTATTAATAATAAAATCTATGAGTTATCATAATATCATATTTACTAAACCTCTTGGGTTAAGTTTAAATTTAGCCAATTTATTAATTTTAAACGATTATTGTATAAAAAATAATTTTAGTTTAACATTTTTTATACCAGAAACACATTTAGAGATATTAAAAAAATTTGATACTATTGCTCAATTTATAGTGATAGATGATAATTATCGACAATTTATTTTAAAAGAAAATTATTTAGAATTGGGTCCTATAATTTTCTCTGCTAAACTTAAATGTTTAATAAAAAAACAATTTTTACTAGATTTAAATTTAAGTGATACTCATTTTTATGACGCAGACTGGACTCAAGCTGATCGCCGTCATGCTCGAAAATTTATTGAAAATATTCCATTACACAAACCTAATGTATTAGTATATAATACATACAGTAGTACTGAATTGCACAATATATCTCCAGTAAAGTTAGTTATAGACAGTAATCCAAATATATTATTTGATAAAATTAATGATAATATTTTATCGTTTAATCTTATAAGCATCCATGAAAACAAACAACTTGCATATGCTTTCTGGGATTATATGATAGAAAATAAACTTAGACAGCACCCATTTTCTCGTTTATTTTTTGTGTCAGGAAATCATGAAATATTAGAGCATTTTACTACTAAATATAATAGTATTAATAAGCTTGAAAATTTAACATATGAATCCCGTCCTCGATATTGTAGAACAAACTATTCTAAAACGATAGGTTCTTCTAATGATACCTATTATGATATGATAAATTGTAGTTTTACTAATTTTCAATCTTTTGATAATTTAGTAGGCGAATTTCCAGAAGTTAGAAATATTTTTAATACAATTAAATTATTGCAACCTGGAATAATGCAAGGGCCGACATTTGATACGTTAGTAAATTATTTTAAATATAATATTGTTATAATTTAAACTCCGTTTTAAAAGTACAATAATTTATCATTATTGCTTTTCTACTAGTTTTTATTTTTATTGGCTCTAAACCGTGCCAGGTATTGTGACTAGGATAAAAATAAAACCCAGTGTTATGTAAATAAGGAACAGTTTTTACTAATTTTTTGTTGTTATCATATATTGATGTACCAATATTGTGATTTTCATCGGTAGTATTTAAATATATCATCATTGACATTATCTTTTCATCTATATCAACATGCGGTCTTAACCATGATGATTCAGTATCTGCAATAAATTCAATTCGCAAATAATTACCAGAAATTTTCCTACCAGATTCGTTTTCAAAATGTGATATTGTTTCGATATTAGAAAAATAGTTTACAATGCGATCTATGACATTATGAGTTTTTCTATTTTCTTCATTTGCAAAAAATCTATTAGTATTTGATGCTCGTTCACCATTTAATTTTGCTGAATGTTTAAATAAATCTATATCCTCAATTTGTTGTAATTCATTTTCACAAAAAACATCAGAAAATGAGTAATGATTAAATGGATAATTATCACATATAATATTTGATATTTTCATATAATATATATACTATAATGATAGCAGAAAATAAAAATGATATTATAGAATTGCGTAAAAAGCAAACACAATATTCTGAAAATTTTGAATTGCTTCCGCTAAATGCGCTACAATCAATCACAATTAACCCCACAGAATTGTGTAATAGAACATGTCATTTTTGTCCCAGAAGCGACGCCTCAGTATATCCAAATCAAAATCTTCATATATCTGAAGAAACTGTTAGAAATATTTCTACACAACTTAAGATTAATAATTATAAAAATAGAATTGGTTGGTCTGGAAATGGCGAGCCATTATTAACTAAAAATTTCTTAAATTTAGTCAACATTATTAGTAGTGAAAATCCTCAGATTCAAACAATTGAACTTAATACAAATGGAGATAAACTTAATAGCAATTTAATTAAAGATATTTACGACAGTGGAATAAATCATATTATTGTTAGTGTATATGATGGAGATAATAGTTTAAATAAATTTTTAGAATTATTTAAAAATTATGATAGTAATACATACACATTAAGAAAAAGTTATTATCATTCCGATAACTTTAAAGGTTTTACAAATAGAGCAGGGGCAGTTAAATTCAATGAAGATAAAATTGTAGAATATAAAACTAACAAATGCTATTTGCCATTTTATAAACTTTTTATTGATTGGAATGGAGATATAATTGTTTGTTGTGAAGATTGGTTCAAACTATCAAAAACTAATTTGAACATTAATATTCATAGCCTTGAAGAAATATGGACATCTGATTTTTTAAATATGTATAGAAGAAATCTTAAAGAAGGCAATAGATATCTTAAGGTGTGTAATAAATGTAATATAAATGGAGAAAAAGTTGGAAAAGAATATGTTAACTTCTTCAAACTATAATATTTTTACAGAAACTATTAAGAATCAGCTATGTTATACCGAGTCTATAATTGGTATGTTGTTTTTTTTGTACTATACTAATACATACAGTAAATTTTATGTTAGTAGTAATATTTGTGATATTTTTCAAAATACGGATTATTATACTCTCAACAATATTGAAGACAATATATCATTTAAGGTAATGTCTTCGATATACAAAGAAAATGGTTTTCCAGATAATCGAAATATCTTTCAATATAATTATTTTTTTAATAAATTATATGGAATAAATAATTACAACAATTTATATTTTAATGAATATAATAGTTTAACGCATAATGTTGCATTTGACAAAACTATTGTACACATATTTAAAAATACAATATATGATAACAATACTATCATTTATAATAATCACTCTAATGTTTCATCTGATCGCAAATTAATTTTAAATCGTCAAATATTATTAGACGATACAAAAATGAAAAAATTTGATAATACTTATTATTTTATCAATCTTCCAACGTATCGTCTTAATGATAATTATGATATTAAAGTGTATGATAAAATAATTGACCATATCATTAATTATACTCCGTATA